TCTCTGCGCCCTTGCCTGCCGCGCCGGACTCGGCCGCACCAAGGCCAGAGATGAGCGCGCCAGAGGTCGAGGGTCGAGCCTGAGCCTGCATTGCCGCCGCAATGTTGGCGTCGGTCGCGTTCATCATCTCTTGGGGGGCGACGCTTGGCCCCTGCCCCATTGCGCCCTTCTGCATCATCTGCTGGTTCGCCAATACGGACTGTCGGTTCGCCTCGTAGGGGGCGGTGTGAAGGATCGCCCCGGTGGCCTCGCTTGGCGCCTGGATGTCGGTAGCAAGGGGATTTGCGAAGTTCCCGAACGGCGTGTGCAGCACATCCGATGGCACCGAGACTTGGCCCGGAACCGTCCCGCCGTCGTCGAAGTGGTTCGACGGATGTTCTTTGTTCTGCACGGCGCGAACGAAAGCCGCAGCGCGCTCGGGCGCGTCGGGGGCCTGCGTGACGTGCAGGGGCAGCACGATTTCCTTGGGCGAGAGCCACGCCGGCACGGTGTCGTTGCGCGAGTCGTCGCCGAAGACCTCCGGCGTGCCCGGAACCTTTCCTCCCTTGGACAGAAAGTAGGGGATGGCTTGGGCAGCGCCGCTGATAACGCCAGCGGTGTTTTGCTGCGCCTGCTGGCGTTGGGCGGCCTGTGTTTCGCGCTGCTGCTGAGCCACATCGGCCTGAGCTCCAGCCTGGGCGATGTCCTGACCGCCCTGGCCCTGGAGAAACTGCCCGTAGAGTCCTTGTGCGCCTTGCTGCTGCTGCGCCCGGAGAATGTTCGCCTGCCCCGCCGCGCGCTGCTTGGCCGCCGCCTGGGCATTGCCAATGTTCCGCAGCGCGGTCTGATACCCGACGCCGGGCGTGGACTGACCCACCGCCATCGCAGCATTCTGGGAGGCCAGCGTACCCTTGCGGAGCGCGTCTTCCCATGCTCCGCCGCCCGTCTGGGCCTGCCCCGCGAGCGTTGCCCCAAGGGGCGCGGCTGCCGCTCGGTCCTCCGCCGTCGTGCCGAGATCGAGGCCGGTCCCGGGCCCAACGATGTCCCGAAGCCCGCCCATCAGGCTCTGAACTTCCGGGCTGGCGGCGGTCGTCTGGGCAATCTGGGCCATGCTCTGCCCAGATGCTTGGCCCTGCTGCTCTTGCTCGAGCATGGCCTGAACGTTCCGAATCTGCTCGTCAGACATCCCCTGAGCCTTGCCAGAGGCCCAAATGAAAAAGTTCTGAAGCGGATCCGGCATAAGCCCTCTTTACCCCACAACCTGTGCGGCGGGGAGGCGGTTGACGCTGCGTTTCACGCCAATCTCGAGCGCGAGCGCAGTCGGATTGATGCCGTTGCCGCTGGTGACCGTGGGTGTATCGGTGAAGGTGAAAGCCACGCTCTTGCACTTCTGCCGGTGGAGGTTGTGCCGAATGTCCACCGTGCTCCCGGTTGGCGTCTGGGTCGGGTTCGAGAGCGCCGCTGTGAAGTTGTAAGCGCCAAGCGAGCCCGGCGGAGACGTAGCGGCGAACGTGTCGTCAAAGTCCACCGCCACAGCCAGAGACGTGTCGAGCGAAGCCGAGGCGTTGGTTGGGGTGCTCGTCAGGTACATGCGCCGGACCCGCTGGAAGCCCTCAAGCTGCGGCAGGTGCAGGAAGGCGGTTTGCCACGTCGCGACAATCTGCGTCGCCGCGCGAGCGCCGGGGGCGTCGGTATAGGTGCCGATGGTGTCCTTGTTCAGTCCCTCGGTCTTCGAAACGTGGCAGTAGGTCGCCAAGGTCGGCCACCACACGGCATCGCGGACCGCATACGCCGTCCCGGAGACGGTGAAGGTGGACCACTGGCCGGGCTCGGTGAGGTACGAGAAGACGAGCGTCCGGCCGCCTGTGCTCGAGAAGCGGCATTCCTTCCTGTCGTCGAGCAGGACGGCGCTCGTAACGTCGTTGGAGTCATACGCTTTGACGCCCTCGCCGATGTACCGGACGGCCATGTCTCTGCCGAGCAGGTGCCAGCCTTTCTTGGCCTTGAAGATGATGCCGTTGGGCATCTTGAGGATGGACCGCGCCTCGACACACCCCACGTCGCTTTGAATCTCGGTCGGGTCGGAATAGTTCGAGTACCCGCCCGAAGACGTGGGGCCGCTACCAAGCACAGCGTAGATGCGGCGCGCGGCAAAGATGATGATTTTCTCGTCGAGTTCGGTGAAGCCGACGATTCCGCCCGCGTTCACGTCGATGAGGCCGCCCAGCGTCTCATTGAACTGAAGCCCGACGTTGGTTGTCAGCTGCTGCGAGTACCGGAAGGCGTTCGGCGTGTCGGCCACATCAACCCAAAGCCGATTCTGATGCAACGCAAGCACGTTGCATGGGCCGGGCGCGTTGTTCGGGAGCGTCGTTCCTGCCTGGTTCGGCTGCGTGTAGAGCACCTCGTTTGCCCCGAGCGTGGCGTCCGAAATGTTGATGGTGAGCGTGACGGAATTCGCGGTCGTTACATTCAGAAGCGTCGCGGAGAGGCTGTTGACTCGGTAGAGCGTCAATCCGCCGGCCTGAGTCATGTAGAAAACAATCCCAATTCCGCTCTTCTGAGAAAGCAGAAGTGTGGGACAAATCGCGGTTGCCGTGTCCGCCCCGAGGCTGGTGAACGAAACTGGCGTGGACGGAGCTGATTGGTGTCTCTGTCCTGCGCCGTCGATCCACTCATAGATCGCAACCACCTGATGCACTCCAGCCGTGTTGCCACCCACAGCTGCGCTTCGGACGACACTAATCCCCTCCGGGAAGAGCGGAAACCCGTGCTCGACGATTGACGCACCGTCATACGTTGAGAGCGATCCGCCAGCGATATACGTCGCCGTCCCAAGCTGCGCGCGGAGCGGAGCAACAGTGTAGTTCGGTGAAAATGTCAGCCTGCAAATTCCGGTCGGCGAGACGTTTACGCCACCCGAAAACGAAAGAAGCGTGCGCTCAGTAACCGCCAGCCCCCAGCCACTTGGCACTGCGGGCGTTGAACAGGGAGTTGCTACGGCCGGCCTGCCAACGGTCATGTTTGGCGGACCGAACGAGCCATAGAGCGCCTTTGCCGCAACGAGCGCAGATCCGTTCAAGACAAAAATCGTGTTTTGCTGGTTGTTGTTTGCGGTGTTCGCTCCAAGGCCGGAGTAGCCCTCCATGATGCACACCGGGAGAAATACCCCAGTCCCGTCATTGAACGCCTTGCCAGCAATCCACGGTCCCTGCGGACCAGCCGGAGTCGTGGCGCTCCCGGAAAACGCCGCCGAGTTGATGAAGGTCGCCGCCGCAACACTCGGAATCAGCGTTGAGTCGGTTGTCAGGGTCTTGAGTGGGTTGATTGTGTTCGTGCCCCACTCTGATTGTCGGTCGTAGAAGACCTGAAGCGCGTTGGTTCCCGTCGCCGCGTTGCATGCGGTGACATGGACGGGCGAACCTGTGGCGGCGATCGTTGCGTCCAGTTGCGTCGGTCCGGTTGCGAGAACTCCGCTCGCATCCGTCGCGACACCAGCCAACCCGGACATGGCGGTTGCGCCAACGCCAGACGTAAAAACACCCATGGCCGTGCTAGTGCCGAATCTCGCAACGGCAATTCCCCAGAGGTTTGCAATTGCGAGTTGGGCCTGCGAGATGAGGTTGTTGGGTCCGGCGAGAATGGTAGGCGGAGCTGTGGCGCCAACCAAGATGGAGCGAACGCTTGTGATGCCGTCCGCCCATCCATATGCGACAAGCACGCGGCCTGAATTGGACCCAACCGCCATGTCGAATGAGCGGCCGGCAAGATTGGCGCTGTTAATGAGGGCGGTGGTTGCGCTGACGGCAGGCGTTCCTGTCGTATTAACCGTCACTGCGTTCATCAGGTTTCCGTCGAGCCAGATGACCAAAAACAGGCCACCGGCATAGACGACACGCGGGCTGAACGCGCCTGCCGATGCGGACACCGCTACGTCATTGAGAATGTGAGTCCCGGTCGTTTCATCCACCAGCGACAGGCCAATCCCGAGTGCGGCTCCGGTTGCGTCTCGATTGATCCACACGTAGCAGGTGAAGCCGCCGCCATAGGCGCAGTCGCACGAATCCTGAAGTCCGAGCGAGCGCTTCACCTCGGACTTGGACACGCCGACGAAGCCCAACTTTCCCGAGAGCGTCGTCACCTGCGCAGGCGTCGTCGCAGTCGCCACCGAGGAGACCGTTGACCCGTTGATGACGAGCAGTTCCGAGTTGTAGAGCGCGAGCCCGTTCCCGTTCGCCGTCGAAACAAGCGCCGCCATGCCGTCGCGACGAGTGAGGGCGTCGTTGCTCGAGAGAGTCAGGTTGTTGAGCTGGAGCCACTTTCCGGGCACGACCAGTTTTTGGTCGGTGCGCGTGTCGAGGCCCTGTGTGAAGCGGACCTCCACCGTCTGCCATTCGAGCCCCTCAAGCCCCATGGCTATTCCTCCGCCAAATAGACGACACAGATGTGAAAGTGACTGCCGTTCGGAATGGCGGCGTCTGGGGTGATGTTTCCGTTTTCGTTGATGGTGACGCCATTGACCGCGCCTGCTCCGGTGGATACCGGAACGTCGATGGTTCCGGCTGGGCGGAAGCCCTTGGGGAGCGTGGCCACCGTGGTTGCGAGCGCGCCACCCGAGACGTTCTTGAAGGCGGCTTCGATGTGGACGTAGTTGAGGGCGTCGATGTGGTAGTGCGAGAGCTCGTTCCCGGCGTCGAGGTCAGCCCAGCCCGGCAGGATGTCGAAGCGGATCCACGCGGGCGGCGGCGCACCGCCAATGGGCGTTATCTGCACTGAATGCGCGAGCGAGTCGAGCACCGCCGCGATGTTGTCTTGGAGGCGGTCGAGCTCGGGATTGAGCGTCCGAATGCGCGCGAACTTGGGGAATTTGCCGGCAGTCACCAGAGCGCCCCGCCTTCCCCGTCAAAGCCCCAGTCACCACCAAACCCACCCCAGCCAGGCATGCCGTTCCCGATGAGCCACAGTTGATTCCCGTTGAGCCGGTACATCATGGCCCGGGTGCGCCGCCCCTGAACGTCACCAATGACGGCCGGAGAGCCAGCGTCTCGGTTGTTGACCTCGGCCTCAAGCCGCTGGAGGAGTGCCGCCTTGCGTGCCGCGAATACGGACACGTCTGACTCTTCCTTGCCGCGAGCCTTCATGCAGGCATCAACGGTGATGTACTCCTCCCAGCCGTTCACTCCGTCAATGGTGTCAACGTCGGCGGTCGGAATCGTGGCGCGGGGGACGTAGAACATCCGAATCGTCTGGCCCGCCATGGGGATTTGGGTGTTCGTCACCGACAGCCGGTTGCGGTCGGCAAACGTGAACATCTTGAGCGATGCCCAATAGCCCGGCGCGGAAATCTGCACGTCCACGCCGAGGAGTTTGAAGAAGTCAGTCGGCAGAGCGAAGAACTGGTTGATGCCGTCCGTCGTGAATGTGTATCCGGTGGCCGGTGCCTGAGTGAAGTAGTCGTTCCCGAAGTTCTCGACGATGAGGCCGTAGAGCTCAAGGTACGAGTTCTGAATGTACGTGTTCCACTCGGCGTCCGTGATGAACGACGAGTTCACCATGTCGCTCTGCTGCTTCGCCTGGTTTCTGAGGCTGAGAAGCGTCGTTGCCATGCGCTCACCTCACGGGCGAGGGAGCGTCAGTTGATGACGACCCAGGAAAACTTGGTTGCAGCGGTGGCCCCAATGCCGGAGCCGGTCACGGTGAAGCTTCCGGCCGCAGGAATGACACGGAGGATTGAAGTCAGCGTGGCATCGCTGAATTCGAGGGTGCAAATCACCTGAGAGTTGGCGGTGACAAGCGAGTTCGTGATGACGACCGACGTTGCGCCGATGGCGAACGCGTTTTTACCGCGTAGCCTATTGACCGTTCTGTCGCCTGGCGTGGCCGAGTCGTCGATGTAGTTCGTCAGCCGAAGGTTGGTGACGACCTCGAGATCGCTGATTGACGCGTTGGCCATGGCCACCTTTCAAGCGGTGGCCGGGGCGCCCACGGAGAGCGCCCCGGCCGGTGTGCTGAATTCGCTAACTACGCGAGATTACGACGCGTCCTCTTCCCACTCGATCATGACCTGCAAGATCGAGCCGGCCGCGAGGTTGCCGCCGTTGGCGTTCTGAATCTCAAGAAACTGCGCCGTGCCACGGAGCACGATAGCCTGGCCGATGGGAGCGCCCTTCTCGGGGAACGCCATCTGCATCTCGGCGAACGCCACGGTCGGAGTCGTCACGGTGGTCTGGAAGAGCTGGAAGTCGCTCAGGTCGCCGTCGATGGCCGTGCCCGCCGCCTTGAGGGACGTGGTGTAGACCTGGCCAACGGCAGTGGCCGCCGCGCTGGAGCTGTCCAGCTTGGCCACGGTGGGGGTGACGGTGGTGCCGCCCGCGCCGAGCGCCGAGGTCTTGATGAGCTTGAACAGGGTCGAGCTCAGGGCGGTGGCCG